CCGTACTAAGGGTTGGCGGTGGTTGCGAGAGATTTAGATTTGGTCCCTGTGCAGCAAGCGCTGGCGTTGGCGGTACAGCATTGTAAGAAACAGCTGCATTTTGCCCAGCACTTCTTGTTGGTACAAATGTTGAAGGCAAAGTGGCCGGTGTTTCGCCACGTGAAACTTGTCGAACGAAAGAAGGAGGTTGTACAGGAGTGGTGGCGGTAGAAGAGGGGGGTTTTACAGGATTTGCACCAGGTGCAGCAACACGCATTCCATTAGCACGAGCAAGAGCAGTATTCGCACCCTCTGATTTAGGAGCATATATAGTAGCAGGTGTGTAGTTCCCCCCCGGCCCAAGATATGAAGTAAATTTAGGGATTTGCAGATCACGATTGGTTGAGCCCCCCCCAAGAATAGACAAAGAAAGCGGGAGTCCATCTTTTTGCAAGAGATCTAGATTTTGGGAGCGATGTTTTTGATACAAACTCTCATCTATGGCAGATCCAACCATTCCAGACACTAATCCCGCACCAGCAGACAAAGCAGTAGCAGCTAGCATTGTTAGTTTCTGAATTCGGTAGAACGCATGGTCAACTGCGACATCATCATTTCTGTGGTGGCAACGGGCAGTGGGAAATGCTGATCCACAAGGCTAATAGGCTTGAATGTTACAGCTTTAGCAATAATGGTATTTGCAGAAACAGCAGAGGTTGTCATAAATCCCTGGAAGTAATACTTGTAGTAGCAAATTGCTCGTTGTGTTTCATCGTCAATGATCTGGCCAAAAAGAGCATACCCGTTCCGCACGGGAGCTTCATATCCAACACATTGCCAGTAAGGAAAATGAGTGAAACCATCAAATCCTTGCACAGTCATCAACTTTTTACTTCCAAGAAATGTTACGAAAGACTCAGGTGAATCGCCCAGAGGAGTGAAAGCCATAGAGGAGAAATCAAAACTAGTGGTGACAGAAGTGGCATTAAGTGGGCAAGGGAAAGGGAGATAATTAGTTGTTCCAGCAGATGCACCATACCCCATACACACAACCGTAGAAGAAGTAGAGTTGAAGAGTTGATAGACAAGAGGAAGGGTTGCAGTGTCAGCGTGACCCCACGCCAACGCATCTTTGTCATCGCCAAAAGTGTAGGACATACGCGGGAGTACTGTTCCGCCCATTGGTACAGGGTGGTCTTCCCCTGAAGTCACGGGTCCCAACACCACAATCTCATTTACTGGGTCAATAGTCAAATTACGACCAGTGTAGAACGTGCGATCACCTTTCCTCACACCATCTAAATACAAAGATGCTGTTGGGTAGGCCGTGCGTGAAAGAAGAGCTATGCCAGTGTAGTAATCACCACGACAAACTTCATACGTGTTATCAATGGAATAAGGCCGGTCAAATGCTACACCTGTGATTGAACGAGGGGGAACGATACCGTCGAGAACCATGCCAAAAGCGTTGGCACTAACTTGCACAGTGACGGCTCCCGCTGTTGTTCCAGACATGACGAGTGTGTTAACAACATACACAACAAACCACCCACCGATGAACTGCGTGGCAGTTGGATCGTCATTTGCACCAGGGAAATAATGAAACTTCCCTTGGTTCATGTCACCTGTGGCCATATCCATTGATGTTGGATTTTTGACATCGGCAAGCTCGTAAGGCCAAATAGAGAGTTGTTGAGCGGTGTAATTAGTGGTAGTAGGGTTAAAGTTTGGTGGAAGAAGCGCACATGCAAGTTTACCCCCCTGGAAAGCGGTGCTAACAAACTGAATACGGTAATTCACATTCCCTGACCATGTATTGTATATTTGGCATAGATACTCTAAAATAGGGAAAGATTGGGCAGGGGTTATTGGGCGAGCAAAGAGTACTGTACCAGGTTGAGCAGAACTAGTCCAAGAAAGCGATTCAATTAGGGTCCAATGGTTGCTAAGATACGTAAACAAGTTGTTGGGTACACCTACAGACTGAACATGTAAAGCGGTAGAGGGTTGGGGGTTTGGGCCTTCATGGTTAGTAGTAGATAGACCAGACACAGCAGAAGAAATTTCAGTAGGATTAAGAGCCATCGTACAAAGATATATTGAAGACGGGGAGAAGTTTTTCACAAACAGACTCTCAAACACACGAAAGATTGTATGTGCATGTGCGTTTTTGTGCGTGTGGCATAACAATTACATTACCCCCCAAATCGGCGACAACTGCCTGGCAATGTCCCATCAGAGTGTCGTATTCTTCTTTTGGGTACAAGCTCATTTCCGTTGCCAAGGATTCGATTGTTGATAGTAACGTTGGTAATTCATAGTGCACACCACCTGGTTCTTCATGGAAGTGGTGCCGAGGTCCTTTTGTGTACGAAATTAATTTGCCAATTGAAGAACGCTCGAGGCGACCAAAGATTCGATCACCATCACGGACGAAGCTGCGTTTCAAGAATGTCATTTCGGCCAGGTGTATAAGTGGGCAATCCGTGTCACCTTTGTTGGCAGGTGTGAGCACCATTCCCAGTTTTGCGATTTCGGCTTGCATACTCTTGAATGTGAAAAACTTTTGAGCCTCCTGCGAAATTGTGACAATATTGTCGTCACCATAAACAGCAAGAGCCACGTTGGTGTCAAAATCGAGATGTTCTTGCCCGGCTTGTTGTGCAATCCCAGAGTAGCAGTAGTGGTAGAGCAACATGTTCACAATGCAATTATCCACAGTTGTACCGACTTGGCCAGATGGATTACCACGTGGTGCGCGCAATACGGTATTTTTGAACGCAAGAGTTGGACCGCTAATATTGGCGTACATTCCCGTTCGTATTTTGTCGTGATCCTCTGTCCAATTTTTGTCATACTTTTTGTACAGCGCGTTGTAAATTTCTACAACTGCCAGCATAAATTCACGGGGAATTGAACCGTCAAAATTCTTGTAGTCAGCACAGAATCCCACGTCGCTGATGCGTTGCATGTAGTGCCACAATTCACGGAATTCCACACTCTGTGCATTCATGCCAACTTTGATTGGTGTTCTTTTTCTTGTGCGCATGAGGCCCCAAATAGCAGCTCCAATGTAACGGCGCTGCACAATTAGCATGTCCAAAGCACTAGCCGCAAAGACGCGTGTTTCCCCAGTTGCAATTTTCTTGATTTTTACTGGTTCGTCTTTCAATGAAGCTTTAAAACAGACGGGAACAATAGCCTGGTTGTGGAAGGCAGTGCAAAGGTCGTTCATTGCTCCGTCAAGGCGTTCTTTTGTTGGTCCAGCACGAAAATCAAGGGCGCCATCTGATCCCACACAAAGGTAGTCGTGTTTTCCACCACCCTGCGACAAGAATCGATAGCCGCCCGAAGTTGTTAGATCCACGCTAGATGACATAGGAATATCCGTTGTGCCAGTAATCGCTTCGCGGGCTGATAAAACGCGGAAAGTCTCATTTTTGCAAACACCAATAAAGAGACTCTTTGCCCACTCCACACTGTTAGCAAGCCGAGTTGCATCGATTGTGTACTCTCTTTTTGCGGTCCACTTTTTGATTCCTTCTTCCAAAACTTGCACAGGTGCCGCAAGTCGACTGTCTTTTGATGACAAGACAGACGGTTGGCAGTCGGTTGGAAATAGTGGGTGAGCTAATGGACTGCACCAAAGTCGAGTTTCTGTTGGTTGGCTAACTGTTGAAGGAACTCCAAGAACGGTTACAGGAGTGCCAACATACTCGCTTCCTGGGAATTTACGTTCCACGATCTCTTTTTGTTGGGGGTCGAAAGCCACTTGCCATTTGAAATCTCCTTGAAGACCCTGATTTTCGGGTTCCTGGTGCGTCATCGCAGCTTCCAAATCTTCTTTGTAAATGGGAGCGCAGAAAGCAGTTTGTTCAGTACCAGCAAAGTGAATACCCACTAATTTGTTCGCATACCCAGTGTTCAGGACGAAATATGGACTACCGCAGTCGCCATAAGTTGTTAGCGCAGTGGAAAAGGCATACGAATAGGCAGTGCGAATTTTGAATGGAACGGCTTCCACTTTTGAGGCTGCTCGTGGAGTTACTTCTGTTTCTGCTTCGAAGTGACCAGCTGTGTAAATGTAGCCATGTTGGCGCCGGATTGTCATTAAGCCCAGAACATTGTCCAGTAGGGCCATCCCTTTGACAGATCGCAAATGTTTGGAGATATCCGGAAAATTTGGTGCGGATTTTTCTGCCTCGAAAATTGTGACATCCCTCTTTTCAGCAGTCCAGAGAGGAAGAACGGCATACGAGGTGGCTCCATCGCTGATGAAATACGAAGTGAAACCAGTAAAGGCATGTCTTACTGTAGCACCGTAACGCCCGCGTAGCATGAGCGCATTCATTTTGATCGCAGTTCCATCATCGGCATAGGCGTAAAAGAACACAACACTACGCCCAACGATGGAATCAGCAACAGCTAGTGAAGTTGTGTCGGGACATGCTTGCTCATTAATTGTTAGATCAGTTATGGTAAGATCGTCTGCTTCGAGCGCGACACCTGTTGGGGTGGAAACGATATTGTCCCCAGAAACTGCATAATCGCGTTTTACTGTTGTTAGGCTTTTTACCTTGCTTGGGCCGATTTTCCTTTTTGATCTTTCGTCAAAAACACGCAACTGGACTTGAGTCTTTTTGTCAAGATACGTGTAAGCCCCGAATTGCTCGTAGAATTCAGCAAAGTGGTTGTGTGGGACAGTTATGATCGACTTACCAGATTTTAAGTCCGTCACCACCATCTGAAGAGCTTCCAGATACGAACCACTAGCTAACGAAGTTGTTTCAGCTGAAGAGTCGTGATAAGATTTAGAAACTGTGACAGGGAGAGGTCCACGACGGCGTGCTCTTTCGCTAATGACTTTTGTGGCTTCGCAAACGATTGTCGTTTTCTTGTGTGACAACCCGTACACATCTTGAGCAAGCACACGATTCGCAGAGATCTTCTCGGGTTTACAAGTGGCCGCTTCCATTTGTGTTTCAGACTTCATGCAGTACTTCCAAACGCGCCAAATAGTCCACGAACCAAACAAAATAACAATTGTAGGTAGCACAAAGCGAACAAACCAATAAATCCAATATTGTTGGCGTGGTCCCACAAAAATGTGCTGCTCCAATGGTGGTGGAGGTGTCAATGAGCGCACTCGAGGATGGGGTAATTGAGCTGTTGTTTGAACTTGTTCCGTTAGTCGTTGTTGCACATGTTGTCGTTCTGGACTGTGTGCTAGGATTAAGAAATCATCTACGGGAGTTTCTTCACCGAACGCCTTTGGTATAGACATTTTAGCAACTTCCGAATCATGGTCCGTGATTTTTATTGTGCGAATTTTAAATTCAGGTGGAAATGACATGTGTTCCTTACACATATGCGAGCACTTGAACATGTTTGGTGGCGTGAAGTGCACAAGTGTATTATCGTGCTCACAGCGTTCCCAAATGTGCATTGTGTATTCATGTAGAGCAATTTTCCGTGCAATTAAGCCAGAGACCAAGATGACTGAGGCCTCGTCCGTCCCGTAAAAACCATTAGTGTGGTCAGCATTTGGTGGCAATGAAGCGTCACCATAGTCTGGTAATTCCAAAGGCGCGTCAACGGTAAAGTAATTCAATTGGGCCAAGGTTCCATAATTGCTGCCATTGCGTGTAAGTGCTCCTTGCTCCTCGACGTTTGCTTGGACTGGGATTGGGTTCATCATCGCGAGTTGTTCTCTGTATAGACGCATTGATTGATTGTGCATAGAATACATTTTCTCACACACTTGCATCATTGTTCGATTGGTGAAAACAGAGGGGACTAAATCAATGTGGGTAATAGCACGTGCATTTCCTTGGGCCGGAGTTAACCACGACGTGCCAAAACGAGTTCCCATTCGATTCACAATTCCATTGTTGCCACGCACTGCTTCATGTACGTGGACAATTATGTGTCGACGACGATTGAAAGCTGCCGCTTGGACATGATTGGGTTGCGTTGGATCCAGCCCATAGTAATTACTAGTCACAATCACGTACTTTGAGGAAAATTTTCTACCTTTATCAGGCAAATCAGCTTGAGGAGTACGGAAAGCAGTTGACCCAACGATGTGCAGGAATTGATTTTGTTGCGCAGCGTCATTTGTGGCAAGCATATCATCTAAAAGCACAATTGGCTGTTGGTAGTATCCATCAAAATGATTGGTGGAAGATGTTAAACTCCATACAGCCAATTTTTCTCCATGATAAGTTTCGAGTTGCGTTATTAATTGCTGAACTAACATAGACTTTCCAACCCCCGCTGGACCTTGAATCCAAACACATACAGGTTCACAAACTAAGCTGCTGGACGTTGAATACTTTGACACAGCTACACGAATGTTTGCCAATATGGAATAGAATGTGTTGAACATGGCGGTGTTGCGTAATTCAGCTTTAGAACAGTCGTACGCCGCAGCGGCATATTGGTCCAGCCGCGTCATGATAGCGTCGAAACCACCATAATCGGCCAATGCTTGCTCAACGTCGTCTTTAACTTTCTCTTCTAGAGCGGATGTTTCAGTGATTAGATTTCCAAGTTTGATGTACGCAGCATATTGGCGCGCATCTGCAGGGACAAGCGAACCCATGCCTAAAAAGGTCGACACTGTGTTGCCAAACAGAGATGCACATTCCGTGACAGTTGTTTTAACCACCGAGAAGTTCTTAAGGAAGCTGGCATTCACTTCAACCCATTTTGTGAAAACAGTTGGATTTAATTTTGATGCGAAGAGTGACATAAAAGCAGCGCCAGCCAATGTTATCCCAAACGCGATTTGTGCGGAAAAACGTTCAAGATGTAAATCCATGCCCCACATAGTTCGCAGCGTGTTGGAAATCTCCACCAACATAGGTGACTCAACAGCAGCAAAGCTAGCAGTGGAAAACGTAGGAGGCGCAGGATGCATTTCTGGTTGGCCAGGTACAGGTCGGTTAGCTCGTGTTGCCCACAACCTTCCAAATTGGAGCATGAGGTCCCGAAATTGTTGGGCCATTGCATCAACTTTGCAAAACAGCAAGCCATTCAAGTCAGCCAAAACAACAGAAATCTCTGTATTTGTGAGACGACCAGCCATCCAAGCGCGCAGTAGCACACAGTGGGATATGATTTTTGATTTCCTCATGAACCGTAGTGCAACTTCAATGGGTGAACCTTCAATCAACCTTCTCCAAGCGCGCACTGGAGTAGAATTGCGCAATACTAAGTAGGAAAAAGTCAGGTGTGTTATTATTGGTCCGACAAAATTTAAGAATTCAGGCAATACCGCATCAACTGTCCACTTCAGACCATAGAAAAGTCCAAGAGGCTGTAGAATAAGAACAGTGACCAGATACGTAAGCCGAGCCGCATACACAATTAGCGGCACCAAAACAATAAATTGCAACAGGGATAATCCGTAAGCCAAGAGTGTAGCACATAGCATCTGCACCCACGAAAATCCGTGATCGAAATCGACTACTAAGCTCTTTGCTTGGCTCAGCAGTGAAAACAAACATGCCATAACAACCACTAAGAACGTTTGGCCAAAAATTTCTTGGCGACGTGGTTGACCTCCTCGGATGACAAAACCGAGTAAACTTTTGAGGATTTGCAACGTTGGATTTATCACCCAAGCGTGTAGACCGAACATAGTTGTGAGGAGAGTAAACGAGACAATGATATCAAGTTGAAGTATTAGTCAGACTAATCAAGCTTCAGC